CAGAGATTGTCAGGTAGTCCTGATCTGCCCAAGTGTCGGTGCCGATTGCCGTTGAGGTCACGCTGGCTTGCGCCACTGTGGAGGTTCCGTTGAGCGTCACTGCGTCAATGAGGCTGTCTCGCAGCCAAGTGCGCCACGCCATCAGGTCCGCGTACTTGCGGCCGAGGTCAGCCTGTGGCTGGATGTAGACCGTGGCGTTGATGGTCAGCACGACCTGGCGATTGCTCGCGCCGTAGCTGATCGAGTCGTCGCCAGGGATCAGCACGATGGCTGGGACCACGGCGAGATTGTCTGGCGGGTAGGTGTGGACTTGTCGCAGCGTGTAGCCGCTTGGCGAGGTTGCCGCCGTCAGGTGTGCAGCGAGTCCGGCGAGGATCGTGGCGTCGTTCACTCTGCCTCCGGCTCTGGCTCAGGATATCGTTCGTTCTTGCCGACAACCTTCCCTGTCTCAGCGTCTCGCACGATCTCCACAAGCATCCCAGTCTCTGGGTCTAGGTAGGCTGGTTCAGTGATGACTGCCATTATGAGACCTCCGCATAGAATCCACCGCCAGTTCCAGCGATTCCAGCAGTAGAACTAGCCACCAAGTCTGATTGTGAAGCCTGGCTATAGTGCTGTCCGCCCGTTGCTGCATTTGCTGCGGTGCTTGTTCTCAATGTAGCACCTAAGATATTTGCTACTGTTGTTGCAACAACAATAAATGAAATCCAATACTCTGTCCCAGCCGTTAGTGTATATGTCGCTGGGTATCCACCAGTTGTGTCAAGTGCTCGGGTATACTTTGTACCAGTAGCGCTAAAGATACTTGTATCACTTGCCGTTCTTGCTACAAGGGTAAATGTAGTGCCGCTTCTTGTATAGATTCCAAACCTTACAAGCGTTGCAGCAGTATTTGCGATTGTTCCAGAAGTAAACGAAATATTACTTACGGTGAAGTTTTTATATGGTATTAGTCTACTATGAGTGATTGATCCACTTGCTACGTTGGAGTTTGATGTCAGGACAAAAAGAGGATGACTTCCAATAACTCCAGAACTTCCAAACTGACTCGTTCCATACGCCGTACCAGCCACTGCCGCATCAGCCGTAGCCTGTGCTGTAGCGGCATTGGTGACCCCTGTTGAGCCTCGGTCATAGGCTGACTTCACTGCCGTAGGGGTGGCAGCAAGGACACTGCTGGTGGTAGAGGTTGAGTCACTGAGCTGCACCACGCCAGCCGATGCAGTACCTGCTGCGCTCACGCTGATGTTTGCGCTGCCGCTTGTGCCTGAGTTGGTGAGTGGGGCATTGACCGTGACTACCCCTGATGAGCCTGCTGCCCCTGTTGCGCCAGTGGCCCCAGTTGCGCCGGTGGCTCCAGCAGAGCCAGCCGCACCTTGAGGAACTCCGAAGTCAAAGACGGCTGCGGAGGATGAGCCTGTGTTGCTGACTGTTGCGGAAGAGCCAGCAGGCAAAGTGGTCGTCGTGCCGACGGAGATGGTTGCAGCTGCACCAGCAGCGCCAGCCGAACCAGCAACGCCTTGAGGAATGCCGAAGTTGAATGTGCCTGCGGCAGAACTGCCGACATTGGCGACGGTGGCCGCTGATCCTGCGGCGAGCGTCGTGGTTGTGCCAACCGAGATCGTGGCTGCCGCTCCAGTTGCTCCTGTGGCGCCAGTTGCTCCGGTGGCGCCTGTCGCACCTGCGGCACCAGCCGAACCAGCAACGCCTTGAGGGATGCCAAAGTTGAATGTGCCAGCGGCAGAACTGCCGACATTGATGACGGTGGCTGCCGAGCCTGCGGCGAGCGTTGTGGTCGTACCGACGGCAATCGTCGCGGCCGTCCCTGTCGCTCCAGTGTTGCCAGTGTCACCCTTCGCTCCAGTTGCGCCGGTGGCGCCTGTTGCACCTGCGGCACCAGCCGCACCTGTTGATCCTTGCGGCCCTTGCGGAATTGTGAAGTTGAAAGTGCCAGCGGTTGAGGAGCCAGAGTTGGTGACCGATGCAGTCCCGCCAGGTGCGCCTGTCGTTGTGGTGCCTACGGCAACGCTTACCACCGTTGCGCCTTGAGGACCAGTCGATGCAACGGAGACAGTCTGCGTGACTGGGCTGACGGTGACGATATCCCTGCCGTCGTCGATCGTGACGGTCTGCTTCGTGACAGAGACGCTGACACTCACCGAGTCACCTCAGGCGAGATAGTTGCCAAACCCTCCAATAGTCTCGTGACGACTCCGCCGCCGCTCACAAGTTCAAGGTCGTAGACGCCGCTGAACGGCGCTGTCAACGCGGCCGTGACGGTTGCGCTTGCGGCAAGCGTGATGGTTCCAGCAGCGCCGCCGAGGACGATGCCAGCGTTCGCCGTGGTCAGCGTCAAGACGGCGCTGGTTGATGCGTAGGTCTCGCGCACATTGAGGCGAGCCGTGTACCCAGTCAGGTCAATTGCTGTGCCACCAGAGTCCGTCCAAGTTGCGACCAGCGCCAGCGTTGCGCCCTGCTTGATCTCAAGGTTGTAGGTATTCAGGTTTGGCATTAGCGCACCAGACCAGATCGCTTGCGGTATGCCTCAAGCAACACTTGCGCCTCTGGATGCAGTGCGCGTGTCTGGCGTAGGATGCCACCGAGGTCAGCAGAACCGATCACGCCGAACGGCGAGGTCCTTGATGACCAGACTGCGCTGGCTTGAATCAGTGCGCTTTGGATCACTGCGCTTGGCACGGCAGGGAAGCCGAAGACTCCCACAATCTGCACGCCCCGATACACATTCTTTGGGAAGTTCTTTGGATAGGTGACGCTCACATCGACTTGGGTGTAGGGGAAGCCATCAAGTGCGGCGTTGCCTGGTGCAAGGTTGTAGTCCGTCAGCGTCGTCCAGGTGGTGTCATACGAGCCGACTCCGAGGTCATCGGTCTTGAGGGTGGTGATGCTCACAAGGTCATCGGTCAGGACATATTCGTATTCCTCAGCCGTGTAGTAGCGCGTCTCGGTCGCGGTGCCGAAGCCAGTCTTGCGGTCGCAGTAGAGGTCGATCAGCGCGTCGGTCGCATCAAGGACAGACTGCAACGCCGTGTCATCAACGGAGTCGGTGATGCCGATGCTGCTCTTCAGTTGCGCGAGTGTGGCGTAGCTCATTCGTCTGACCTTTCCCTGCGATCCACAGGCTCTCTCTTCAGGGTGGCTGTCTCACCCCATTTGATCAGCATAGCGCGCTCTGGGAGCCGCGTTGGTGCCTCTGCGTTGATTCTAGCCGCATCCCTGCGGCGTGCCAGTTGCTTCAAGACCTTGAGCAGATTCATACCCCTCCTAACTAAACAGGGGGCCGAGCCGAAGCCCGACCCCCTGCTGTTCAAGTGCTACGACCTAAAGATTAGGAAGCGGCGTTCTTGAGGAACTTGACCGCGTTCGCCTGAACGAGGTTGGTCGCACCACGAACGGTGCACTTGTACGAGATCAGGTCGGTGTCCCAAGCAAACTCCTTGCTGGACTCGATCTGAACCCCACCGACGAGTACGGTCACGATCTGACCGAGGTCGCCGAACAGGATGCCGCGAGCGTTCGCGGCGAAGTCTGCGATTCCACCGGTCGTGTAGACAGGCTTGCCGAGGAGACGATCAACGCCACCCTGACCACCTGGCTGGAAAATCGGCACTGACGAGGAAGTGATCCCAAGAACTGTTCCGAGGTTGGTGTCGGTAGTCAGCCAGCCAGCCTTGCCCGCGTTACGGTATTGCTGTTTCACGGCATACTGCAAGCCCACTAACTCGGAATATGTGACGGTGGTTGCCGACGAGCCAACCGCGTACGAACCAGCCGCAGCCGCGACAGCGGTGCCTGCAACGGCGCCGTGCTTGACTGCAACTTCTGAACCCATCTTGTCAGCGATCATCGCTGAAAGATCGAATGCCGCGTCGTTCACCAACTCATTGGTGACCTGAAGGATGATGCCGTACTTCACTGGGGTTAGGTCCAGGGAGGACAGCGTTCCGTCAGACTCGGTGATCTGTGCTGCTTCAGCAAATGAACCAGCAGTTCCCAAAGCCGTGACGCGAGGGAAGGACAACTGATTGCCGGTGCTGACATTGTAAACCGTTGTTGCGTTTGCATCCAGGAATGGGTTGATCTGACCAGCGACAACATTCACTCGGGTGAAGATGTCGACTGGGTTCCCAAGACCGGTTGCGCGGGAAACATCGCGCTTCTCAAAGGTCTTGGACCCACCATTGCGGCCAAGTTCTCGGAGTTCTGCGTTGTCGTCGCGGTCAGCCTTTGGAGCGATCACAGCAGCGAACTCGGCACGGGCTGCATCAGCCTGTGAACGAGCCTCTGTTGCGGCCTTCTCCGTGCGGATTGCTTCAGCGATTGTGCCAGCCTCTGCAACGAGACCGTCAAACTGCTGCTTGGCGTCACCCTCTAGAACTCCACCCTTCTCGGCGAGGTCCGTGGCGATCGCCTGAGCCTGCGTGAGCAGGTTCGCTCGCTTGTCAGCGAGTGCGTCGTATGCCATTTGGTTACTCCTTTGCGTCACTTGGACGCGCTTCTATTCCTTGCTATTGCTATTTCGACTCACCAAGCGGGATGACCTGATCGCGGGCTTGCCTACATCGGGCAGCGGGGCGGGGTCTCGTGGCTTTAGAGTTCCTGATCCATCAAGCGCTTGGTCTGCAACATCGCCAACGCAACGGATGGATCAACTCCAACCGGCTTTGGCGCGAGCCTCTCGCGCACCTGGTCAATCACCTGAAGATCATCTGGCGTCAGCGGGTTTGCTGACTTGATGTTCTCCAGCGTAGTCATTAACCGGTCGCCGTCTACGCCGAGCTTCGCGGCGGACAGTTTGCGAACAGCCGTGAGACCAATGGTTGCTGGGTAAGCAGGGGTCTGCCCAGCGGACAGGACGCTCACCTCAAACAGATTGATCTCGTTGAGTGTGCGGATATTCTCTTCCCAGACATCGCCGCTCTTTGGGATGGAGAACCCGAAGGACATCCCCATCGAGCGCGCTTCGTAGGTCAGTTTGCTGATGACGCTTGCGGCATCTGGATCGGCTGGGTCAAGCTTCGCTTCAACCTTCAAGCCGCGTGCATCCTCGGTCAGTGTCAGACGGCCGCTTGCGGTCGTTGCAAGTGCGCGGGTCTCGTCGTGTCCGAAGAGGAACGAGATCATCTTCTTGCCATCGGCAACGCGCTTCAGCGTTCGGGTGAAGGCGTTCGGCGCGATGATCTCGGTGAACTGCATTCCGTCGGATGGCACATTGAACAGCGCGGCGTAGCCGCTGAAGGTCTTCTGTCCATCCTCACCCTCGGTGACGGTGAAGTCGCCCATTGGAAGTGCGCGAGTCTCAAGTTCCTTCAAGTCAATGATCTCCCTGTCTTCAAGCGCGGCAACGATGCCTTCTGCCCATCGTACAACGCGGTCGGCGCCGTCTGATTGTGTGGGGTTTACGCCCCAAAGGTAGGCGGCCACAGCGCCAGGTCCAGGGAAGTTCTCGTTGGATTCGTCGCTGTTCTGCGGTACGCCTTCCCAGTCCACGCGATGCCGCGCGATCCACGCGATCATCCTTCGCGCCTTCTCATCGCTGACGCTGCCACCGGCAAGGTCGCGTGCGTCGCTGATTGTCTGCTCGACCAGTCCGTCCCCGCCAAGTCCTTCGGCGTAGTAGGCAAGTCCCTTGTCGGCTGCGCTCTGGATGTAGGCAGGAACATCGACCTGCGCGCGGATGGCATTCTGCTCCTCAGTCACATCCATCGTTGAGGCGATCGCCTCTTCTGGAGTTAGTGCCTCAAGCCCCAACTCACGAGCCATAGCGCGCACATCGGCGTCGTTGTCCACGACCATCTCAATGTTGTCAGCGCCAAACTCCTCAATGAGCAGTTTGTATTTGTATTCCTTGAACGCCAGCCCAGTGGCAAACGGCGTTCCCTCAAAGTCGTTCAGGTGTACGGCCTCAACTCCAGCCACCTTGTTCTCCTGAAGCCAAGCGCGGGTCTCTTGAAGTCGGTCAATGCTGCGTGCGCTTACGACGATGATCTGCTCTTCGCCGCTCATTACTTGCTCGTTCAGCCAGTCAATGTAGGGCTGATTGGGCGTGTCACCAGTTGTCGTCAGCGTGCCGTCAATGTCGGTAATGATGTAGCTCACTTAGGCGGCTCCTGACCCACCACTCCAATGTTCAGCGGCTTCCAGTATTCATCTCCTGCTGGTCCGATTGGCGAGCGGTCCTCAAGTGAGCGCACTTCGTTCAGGCTCAGGAAGCCGTTGTTCAGCGCGGTGCTGTAGGAGTTATATCGCTCCTGCGTTGTGGCGCGGAGCAAGCCATCAAGGGTGAACTTCAGGAAGGTCTGCTGGCTGCCCGGCACGAGCCGCTGGAAGCCAGCCTCAAGTCGAGCGATGAGTGGGCCGAGTCCAAGACGCAGCCACTCAATGCCGATCAGTTCCACCGAAGCGTAGGAGGTGTTGCCACCTGGCACCTGAAGCATATGGAGTGGGATTCCGTAGAGCCGCGCGATTGACTCCACGCTGTAGTGCATCGTCTCAACGAGCTGCAAGTCGGAGACCTTCGCACCGAGTTGCTGGAAGTCTGCGCCGCCGGTAAGGACGGCGACCTTGAAGGCGTTCTTGACGCTGCTGTTGCGGCGAGAGAATCCGTTGCGAAGTGCGTCAGCCTGGTCCTGTGTCAGTTCGCCTGGAACCTTCACGATGCCGCCAACGCTTGCGTTGTTCTCGTAGAACTTGGCGCTGAAGAGTTGCGTTGCGGCCGCAAGTCCGAGAGTCACCTTGTGATGCTCGATTGGCGACAAGCCGCGCAGCGACTCGCCAGTGCCAAAGAGTGTGATGTGAACGATGGAGTCAGCGCCGAGGACGGTGACGCCGTTGGTGGTCTTGATGTGGTAGCGCGGCTCGCCGTTCTCGTGCTGAACTACATCAACCTTCTGCGGATCAAGCACGCGAGTCTCAACGACATCGCCGTTTCGACCAGTCAGGAAGAGGACGAAGGCGTTGCCGTCTAGCAGCAAGCTACTGGTTACACGATGCTTGAAGTCAAAGGATGTGAAGTTCGGGTTGTTTGGTAGCGGCGTGTCAATCCAGGACGGTCGCGGACGATATGGTCGGCGCGTTCCGTCAATGCGGATGTAGGTATCCCACGGCAGTGCGGCAACAGTGTCGGCGTACAACTTGACGGCCGCATAGACGGCGCCAATGCTGGTCGCGTTCTCCTGATTGACTGAGACGCCTGCGGCTGAATCTGTCTCGCCGCTGAACCATCGTCCTCCGATGGTTCGCTCCTCGGATTGCTGGCGCCCTAGAAGGCGATCAAGGATTCCCATTTGTCTCCTTACAGTTCAATCCACTTCACCTCAGCGCGCGGCTTTGGCGCCAGTGCGTTCCCAAGTGTACCCGCTCGGCTGTGTGCCATCAGCGCAGCGACCAGAAGGTCGATGCGCTTGAGTGAGGTCTTGGACTCTTTGCGAATCATAAGCCCATTCCTGCTGTAATACGGCGTCGCATTTGCGGCGTGTCTGGCAAGGCTGGGGTCGCCGTTGTGCTTCACGCGGCCATTGACCACCGCGTCGTAGAAGGCGGCAGTCGCTGGCACCATTCGGCTCGGCGTCTGCGGGAACTCGACCACAGGCAAGCCGATCTGCTGCCAGGCTTCCATTGACCGCTGCCAGCGGAATGGGTCGCAGACAATCTCTCGGACGGTGTGCGTCTGGCAGATCTCCAGCATCTTGGCTTCCACCTCCTCCACCGGCACACGCCAGTTGAGTTCTGCATCGAGCGGTCGCTCCCAGTGTCCGAGGACAAAGAACGCCTTGTCAGCTACGCGACAGGCGACGATGGCAGTGGAGTCGTTGCTGAACGAGCCGTCAAAGCCCAGCACCACTTCGTCCTCCTTGTTGAGTGCGATCTGGTCATCCTTGCAGGCTTCCCAAGTGCCAGTCGGCAGGAAGGCTTGCGAGCTGCTGACCCATTGGTTCAGGCGCTTGGTTCTGAACTCCTGCTCTGGCGTGCGCTTCTTGGCGCTCTGCAAGTCCTCAAGACTCAGGATGGCGGGGTCGCTCATCAAGCCAGGGTTCGCTTCGCTCCACTTCGTCTCGTCGCCGTAGGCGTCGTCAGCCGCTTCCCACCACGCCATCCCCAGCGTCGTGTCGTCATTCTCTCCAGAGATGCGGCGACGCGCGAGTTGGTAGAGCGTGTAGGCGATGGAGTCGCCGCCGGTGGAGTCCACCCTCGGTCCAGCCGTCGTGATGGCAACGAAGAGCGGCGAGCGCCTGGCGCCCATTGAGAGGCTGAGAACATCAAAGAGTTCACGAGACGGCCACGCCGCCAACTCGTCAGCGATGACCAGCGAGGCGCTCAAGCCTTCCTTTGTGAAGGCCTCCGAAGACAACGCCTTGTAGACGGTCCCAGTTCCCTTGAACTCCATCGCGTCGCGGTAGACCTTGATCTGACCAGCCAGTTCCGGACTCATCTCAACGGCTCGTCTGGCGTGGCTCATCACCAACTTCGCTTGGTCTCGGTCAGCGGCTGCTGAGTAGATCTCACCGCCGCGGTCGCCGTAGAGTCCGAAGAAGAGCGGCAAGGTGGAGGCGAGCGCCGTCTTGCCGTTCTTGCGCGCGATGCCTGTCAGGAAGAAGCGGTGGGTGAAGGTGTCATCCTCGCGCCGAGCGAGCATCCTGCGGAGCAGGCGTCGCTGCCACTGCCTGAAGATCAGCGGTTCGCCGGAGGCGCCAGCGATGGAGTCTTTGGCGATGGGGACCAGTTCCTCAGCGAAGTCCGAGACGATATCGCCCAGGCTGCGGGTCAGGTCAGCAGGGGCGACAGGGGTCAGCCAGCGCGGTGGCCAGCCTTCGCCGCTAGGCGTTCGCGGTACTTGTCCACTTTGCTCTGGCTTTCCACCATCGCGATCCCCAGCTTGGCTCGGTCCGCTGGCGTCAGTCCCAAGTGATTCATCCACTTTCTGATGCTCTCCTCTGTGCTGTGCCTCATCCCCATCGCAGGGTGAGCATAGGCGTATCCCTTGTCGGTGTATAGGACAGGACCATCTACGCTCACTCGCGCCTCTAGGTTTGCGAGCAGCTCGATGTCCTTGACGAGCATCGTAAGTGAGTCTCGGTCGCTGACCGCGATCCACGCACCGGCGTACTGCACGATGCGATCCCAGGCTTCGGTGGCGATAGGTCCGAGGCCGTCTGGAACGCCCAGCTCTGAGGCGCGAGGCAGGCTGTTAGCGATCTGCACCACCACGGCACGGCTCGGTTTGAGCGTGCCTCGGCGCGCTTTGATTTCGTTCGGTGTCTTGGCTGGTCCGCTCATAGTCCCCCTAGCCTAACCTGACTGCGCCTGCGCAGCACTCGGCGCTGGATAGCGTCCCCCCTCGTGTTCGTAGAATAAAGACCGCCCCCCATTTGGAACGCGCGTTCTACTTCTTGCGAGAAGCGCGGCGCTCGGCGCGGTTCGCCGGCGCGACTGGCTGCGTGCGAGCTGCGAGCAACTCGATCAGCGGCCGCCAGTGCTTGTCGTAGATCAGGTCGGCGTCGTAGTGCAGAGCGAACGAGCGCACCTTGATGCGATCCACGGTGCCAGCCTTCGTCTCTTGGTAGTTCATCTCCAGCGCGCCGTGGATCTGCCGCGTGTCAGGCACGATCCAGAACGACCCCTGGAACTCGTCCCACATCTTCTGTCCGTGGATCAGCACGCTGTGCGCTCCTGCCAACTCTGCGCTGCCAGCGAACTGGCTGACGATGACCGGCGTGCCGCACGCCTGCGCCTCAATGGTAGGGATGCCGAAGCCCTCCCCCATTGAGGTGGCGAGCAGGACATCAGCCGCCGAGTAGATGTGCTTCAAGTGTTCATTCGGGATGCCGTTGCGGAACGCCATCTGCTCTGGCCACCTGAAGCGGTCCATCGGTGCGCCGATGAAGCTGAGGAAGCGCGGCAAGTTCATCCCATCGCTGATCCCTTCAGGCTCGGTGTGGATGTATGCCCAAGCGTCTGGGTGCTTCTTCATATGCTCACTCAACGCAAGCAGGTTCTCAGCGAACGCCTTGCGGATCGGGATGCGTCCACGGTTCGCGGCGTTCATCACTGTCAGGTGCGCGTCCTCAGGGATGCCCATCGCCTTGCGTCCAGCCTGTCCGACATCCGTGAAGAGTTCCTTCGTGTCAATGGCGTGTGGGATGTATGTCACGCGCTCTCTCGGCATACCGCGCTTGAGCAACTGCTCCTCGCCGTAGCGCGTCATCGCAATCGCCATCGCGCCTGTTGCGTTGAAGAAGTCTGTCACGCCTGGAGGCACAGGGTCGTGATCAATGGGAACCCACCACGAGAGGTTCAGGTCCTTCAGTTGGTTGGCGACAGGCATCATCGGCCAGGCGTCAAAGAGTCCGATGCTGACGCCGCCCCACGCCTTGAGCTGCGCTGGAAAGATGTCCAGGCTGTATTGCTTCAAGCCGTCAGCGAAGACAGGGATGTTCTGATAGGTGATGCTCGCCGCCGCGCCGTAGTTGCTGATGACGGCAACCTCGTGTCCGTCAGCCTTTAGCCGGAGTGCGACCTGTGCGGTCTGCTGCCCATAGCCAGATGGGATGTGTGGTGCGTTGCTATACCAGCCGATCCTCATTGCGCCTCCTACTTGTGCCGCGTCTCTCTGCCGTGGCAAGGTCTGCATACTACCCGAAGCCTGTGCTCTGGTGCGAGCAGTGGGCCGCCCTTGCTGATCGGATCAAGGTGGTCCACGGTCAAGTCGGTGGTTTTGCCACAAACTTCGCACCACGGTCGCTTGCTCCTGATCTGGCTGCTCAACTTACGCCACGCTGGGTCGGCGTAGGGGTTCGGTCTGCCCTCCTTCCACTTCGCCTGAGCTGCCGCTCGATGTGTCTGGCATCGGTTGCCCACCATCGTCAGCACACCGCAGTCAAGGCAGGGACGCTGGAAGGTCACGCCTTCCTCCAGAGTATTCGGGAGAGGCTTCCTCCTGCTCTGCAGAATGGCTGAAGCCAAGAGTATTTACCCGGCTGTTCTTCTCGGTTCATACGCTTGGCAAGCCCAATGAGGGCAGAAAGACTGGAGGGAATATGAACGAGATGGATAGGTACAAAGCCGAGTGCAAAGAACACCTAGCAGAAGTGGACCGCGTGGTGGCTGAACGCATCGTGGCAACCCTGCGGATGATGGGCCAAGTGCTACGACTGAGAGACAGCGCGATCCGGCTCGGTCGGTATGACCAGGCGAAGAAACTGGAGTCAGACATCAATGATTTGACGATGGACGCAGGGCTGACCCTCCGAGACGCTCTCAAGGCATACAGACAGGTGGACTGGGAAGTCATCACGCCTTAGGGAACTCTGGCATCGGCAGGTTCGGAGCCAGCAACTTGGCGATGTGGTCCACCACGCGCTCAGTGGCATTGACATACTGCGGCTCAAAGATTGCCCACGCGATCTTGCCGAACGCTTCCTCCATCGCCTCCACCGTCTGGTCAAGCCGTGCTGTGACGATGTGCAGCATCTCGTGCGCGAGGATCTCGCGTTGATGGTCTGGCGTCTGCTTCCAGAAGTCGTAGGAGACGCGCAGTTCTGCGCTCTCTGCCTGCTCGTGCGGGTTGATGTCAGCCCAGGCTTCAACATCGGACGCCTCGCGCACGACGGTGATCTTCCAGATGGTGATGCCCAGCGCCTCTTGCAGCTCAGCGACATACGCTTCAAGCGCGTCAAACCTGTCTGGCTTTGGTGCTGCTGGCACTTGTCCTCCTTGTCCCCAGTAGTTGATGGAGCCGGCGGTGAGTCGCACACCGCGTCTGCTACTCGGCCCCAGAGTTAGCCTGCCGATGGGAGGACTCCACCGGCAGGCGATGGGCCGCCCGAAGGCGGCTCGCCAGAGAGTCTACCCCTATGGCTTGCGCCAGACCGTGATGTAGGAGCGCAGCACAGGCTCCACGCCAAGGCTGCTGAGGAAGTCCCTCACGAAGCGGTGCTTGCCGTGCTGCTCATCCACACAGTCATCTATGGCGATCAGGCATCCTGACGGCAGCTGCGCGTAGATCGAGGCAAGTTCAGCCAGGTGGTGCAGCGGCGAGTCAATGGTCTCCGTCAGGTCGTAGGAGTCCAGATACAGCAGGTCGATCTTGTCTTGGTCCTGCGTGGTGCGGAGTCCGACCACTGAGTCGCACTGCACGATCTCTGCCTTGCTGACCATCTTGCGTCCCTCAATGATGTTCAGGTGGTTGATCTCGTAGGTCACTGAGCGTCCACCGGCGCGAGTGATCAGCCAGTCCCACAGGACCGTGCTGAGTCCGTCGCCGCCCCAGTTGCCCACTTGCCGAGCGCATCCTGTCTCCACGATGTAGAGCGGACGGCCGCGCGCAATCAGGTCCTCGGCAATGAAGGTGAACGCATCCCAGCGGTGCGTCTTACCGAGTGCGCCGCTGAACGCCTTGTCAAAGTCAGCGAGGGTCACGCACCGACTCTGTGGCTGAAGGTCTCGCAGGTGACATTGAACACCAGCCCATTGACCTCCTTCACCTTGTCATCCACTGCTCCGACCATCCCGCACACCTTGCAGAGTGCAAGCCAGTCCTCGCTCACGACGAGCGTGTCAAACCCGTGCGGGTACTTGAGGCGTGCTTCCTGCTCGTCAAGGCGATGGTCAATCATTCGCAGACGCCCTTGGGTCATCGGGTTCTGCTCCCAGTCCAGCGCGTGTCCGAGGACATCCTGCGCCAAGATGCTGGATTGACGAATCGCACCTTCACGCCAGGTGGTGCGTTCGTGCTGTGCCTCTTCTACCGTTGGCTTCTTGTCAATCAGAACTTCTGGTTCTCGTTTATAGGATGGGCGCTTCATCTCAACGACGCGCCAGCCGTCCTCTGCAACATTGCCGAAGAGTGCGATGAAGCGCATCTCAACCGCCTCCGGCACGCGGCGCTCCTCAGCGACATAGGCGTAGCAACTGCGTGCGCTGATCTGGAGTGCCTCGGCGAGTGCCTTGACTCGTCCTGCGTGCGGCTTACTTGGGAAGGCGTTCTTGGCGATGGTCTTGAGCCACGCGCCACTGATCGAGCGAACTGTCTTCAAGTGTCCCCCCTCTCCTGTTATGGCAGGACTGTGACTCTAACCCTTTGCACTCCCATATACAAGTCCACTCCCAACGCGGTGAACGCGGCTGGACTGAGGTCCACCAGCTTCTCGTTGTCTGTCTGTCCTCGGCATCCGCACCAGTCCACCACCCACGCCACGATTGCCTTGCCGTTCTTGAGGTTCTCCACGATGATGCGGTACGGCTTCTTGCCCCATCGGAAGTCCTTGATCTCGCGTAGTGCTGGTCCTGCCGCCGCGTAGAACAGCGTTGGCTTCTTGCCCAGCGTGTACCAGGCGTTGTTCTTTGTCGCGTCGTACCAAGTTGCCTTGCCCCTCACGGAGTGCAAGACCGGCGCGGCGACTGGTGTGGCTTCTGGCATAAATGAATCGTGCAGCGGCCGTGTCGCTGAAGCGACAGGAATGATGACGGTGGAAGCCACCAGCAGTATCAGTGCTAAGAGCAAGACCGCCAACCTCAAGATCACTCGCTCGTCTCCGCTAGCCACCAGACGATCACGATGATGAGGAGCAGCCCAATCAAGCAGTCGGCTCCGTTGCTACAAACCAATCACAGAAGTCGTCAAGGTCAAGGATGATGACGGCACGACGGCGACCACCGCCCACGCCTGGGCTGTCGCCGATCACCAAGCCACGGAGTTGGTCGCTCTTTACCGGCACAGTCTGGAGCCATTCCCATTGGCGCTCGCTGAAGCTGCCGCCGACCTTGCACTGCACGGCAAGCCAGTCGTTCGCCACATCCTGCTTGCCGCCGAACTGCCCAACGCGCTGACCGATCAGGCGCTTGGCAACCTCGCGCTCAAAGGCGTTGCCCCGCGCACGGCTGTTCTTTCCCTTGCGACTCTTCTCTGGGTCAATCATCTGCTTGATCGCCTGGTCCTTGTAGTAGCCCATCAGGGGATCAGCCGTGCAAGGAAGGTTGAGTTGCCGTCGCTCAGGGTGAACTGACTCTGCTGAATTTCCATCAGTCCGTGCTTCAGGAGGTCAAGCGTCGTCTTGCGGTTCCCGAGTCCGTTGTAGAGAAAGAACCAGCCCTCTGGCGCGATGGCGTCGGGATAACGAATGGAGAGGTTGCACCAGACGCGACCGGTGACGCCAGGCTCCTCGCACCACGCGTCAGCGCCTTCCTGAACGGCGACCACCTTGTCATCAAGGAACGGTGCAGCGCGCTCAATGCGGTTCATTTGACGCAGGTCCTGTGATGCCAGGCGTAGCTGCTGTGTCGCTTGGTGCCGACGAAGTAGATCGACTTGACGCGCCACGCCTGCTTCAGCGTGTCCAGCACGCCGTTGCACGCGGCGCACTGCGTCGCTGCGAACACTGGCTCCTTGCGTGGTCCACCACGCTGTGCTTTCACTGCGGCCATAGTGCGCTCCTTGCCATCCAGACTGTGTTGGCAAGCGCCACCACGAGATAGATCGTAGCCGCTGCGCCGCCCCCTGCCTTGCTGGTTCTAGGAAGCGCGGCCGCGATGAGGAACGCCAGCACGATGTTGGCGAAGACCAACAGCACGCCGATGCTCTCCCAGCCACTCAATGTCCGACCCTGTTCAGCACGGCGACCAGCCGCTCAACCATCTTCTCAATGGCGTCCTGAGCGGTTGCGCCGGTGGTCTTGATCTCGCCAGTCTCATCGTCAAGGATGACCGTCCAGACGCCTTCAATCTGCACGCAGTCCTGGACTCGATAGCCGACCTGTGCGGCAAGCACTTCAAGTTCGTTCATACAACCTCCTCCATAGCATCCGTGATCTGACGATACGCTTCTTCTGGCGAGATGTCCGAGGTGTCCACCGTAAGGTCAAACTCGGCTGCTGTCCATCCCATTTCTGTGATGTCGCCTGTGCCGATCAGTTGCCCACCCATCCTGCGCTCCCTGACCTCGTGGTCAGCGGTGAGGCGCACGACGAAGATCTGTGGGTCAACCATCCTGAGGTAGTCCACCTCCTCCGGCAGACGCACATCGTCAATGACCACGCCGTAGCCCATCCGCTGGATCTCAAAGTAGTCCTGACGCCAGACGCGGAGCCAGAACTTGCGGTCCACCTCACGCAAGGCCGCACCAATGTCTTGGAGCAGCTCGCGCCCAGTGATCACCGTCAGCCCTGAGTAGCGGTCCACCGTCAGGGTCTCGTCCTTGCCCAGTTGCCGATAGGCAAGGTTGGCGAGGTGCTTGATCGCGTCAGCGATGCCGTGCCGCTGGTAGCCACGATGCTCACCGAACAGCACCGCGATGCTTGACTTCCCAGCACCCTGTGGTCCGAGGATCGCCACCGACCTACTCACGGTAGCCTAATCGCATCAACGACCGGCAGGAAGCCGACCACCTTGACGATCTCCTCGGTGTCCTCAAAGTGCGTGGTGGCTGGCATCAGGCGAGGCGCCCAGCTCGGCTCCTTCACCCGATACAGGTCCCACGCGAAGATGCCTTGCGGCGTCCAGTTCACATAGGCTGGCTTCGCTGAACGCTTGCCTGCCTCCTCGATCAGCCAGTCGTACTTCGCCTGCTCAATGAGCATCTCTGGGTAGTGGGTCTCTCGGCATTTCAGTTCCAAGATGAAGTCCACCCTCCCAAGAGAGGTCTCGTAGAAGGCCGTGCAGTCCCAGTGGCTGAAGCCGTACTCCATACGCTCTAGGTTCGGCACGCTCGTTCGTGCCAGGTGCGTGAGTAGCTGCTGCTCATTCATCCCTGTCCTCCAAGAATCTCTCGCAGACTCGCTGGTCGCTTAGTAAGAGTCTGGCTCTTCTCTCTCTCTTCTCTGCTCTTCTCTAGTGCGTGACCGAACCGTGACTCAGCCCCTTTTCCCGCACGACTGCGTTGCTGCCGTTCGGCTGAGGTCGGGTCGACTTGCCAGCGAGACCAGTGTGAGACGGTGATGAGACCGCTCTGAGACTCCTCCAGCAAGCCTTCGGTAATAAGCCGAGGGACCGCGCGAGAGAACTCTGGTCCGAGGATTGTCTGGAGGTGCTTTCGGTCTCGGAACTCGCCCCCCTTCCGCATCTCCTTTGACACTTCAAGGATGATGACGAAGGCGCGGAACTGAAGATGCGTGAGGCTGCTGATGATTGCGTCCTTGTGTGCCTGTGCTGACCACTTGATCCATAGATTCATTTCGTCCTCCTGTTTCTATTCTTGATTTGACCGCTGAGTAGGATCATCGCCTCATCAAGCGAAGTGGCCACCGCAACGATCTTTAGTTCTGATTGTGGTTCTCCATACGGATAGCAACTAACTGACCAACTATTCGCCCATTTGACCGTAATCGTGGATCGACCGTGAGCCTCTTCATAAAGCCGGACGAGCGAATACAGTTCGCCAGCGACCATTTGTGATGCGACCTGGAGCTCTCGTGGCGTTGCGGCCAGCATCATTTCGCGACCCTCTTCATAGCCTTGCCGCGTAGCCCCTCACCAAGACCCCTATTGCGAGTTTCAACTAGCAGGCTCTTGCCCAAGTAGCGATTGACCCACCAAGAGAACTCGGCGACAAGTTCTAGTTGACCAAGAAGCGAGTTGTGCCTGAAACAGAGAACACCTCGAACGCATTTGCCACAAGAACTAACGCCGGGACAGCAACTGTGGTCGTGGTCGATGGCAAGTGTCTCCGTGGTCACGCAGCCAGGAAAGAAGCACCCCTCAAACAGCAGGCCCTCAACCTCGCTTTCAGCCAAGTTGTACTTAGCGGCTCGCGTCCTAAGATTTTTCTTCGCCTTGATTTCTTTTTCCCTGCGGACCCATTCGTTATCGGGCTGAGCGATTGCCATAACTGCCAACACATTTTTGACTTGATCCATTTGTCCTCCTGCTAGTTGGGGAGCGGCAGAACCCGCTGCCACCCCCCCAGAGATGTTTAGAACGGCAACTCGCTGAGGTCTTCCTCAGGCACGAGCTTGGGCTTTGCCGGTGCCGCAGAGTGCGCTGCGACCCACTGCTGGCTTGGCTTGTCCTTGCAGAACGAGCCGTCAGGTGCTTTGTGGCTCGCCGCCCAGAACGCGTTGTAGGGCTTGCCACTGGCCTTGCTGATGCCGCCTGGCTTCAGTTGCCACTCCTCGCCGTGCGAGCAGGCGCCGTCGTTGGCTCCAGCTACAAACAGCATTGCCGCCGCCGCCATCACCTGATCGTCTGCGGACATCCTGCTAGAAGCCTCTGGCGTGCCTGTAGGAGCCACGGAGCGGGGCGCAACCCTGCCAAGTGGCACTGGGACACCCTTCTCTGGGCTGTAGAGGCTCCTGCCCACGCCGACCTGAGCGGCGCAGCGCCGGAGCGCATCCGAGGCTGCTGACTTGAGCGGCTCGTCATCCTGCGTGGAGTTCGGATAGCCGAAGTCCTGCTTGATGGTGGACTTGCCCTCGATCACGATGACCAGCGAGCCGTGAACCACGCCACGGATCGGGTCAGCCACCTTGACCTCAAACTGCCAGCCCTCAATGCCGAGGACATCATCCAGCCGCTGCGCGACCGCTCGCGCATCGGCGTAGGTGAAGGTCATCCCTGCTCGCCCTCGGCGATGCTTCAGGTCCTTCTCATCGAATGGTGCTGCTAGTGCTGCTGCGATCTTGCTCACTTGTCCACCTCCTCTGTCTTGAACTTGAATACTCGCGCACCGGGAACTTCCCGCGTGTACGCATCTACGACTTCCACCGCAGGCTTCAGAGCCTCCAGCAGAAGTTTGTAGTCCACCTTCTGGCTTGACTTGTTCTGCTTCCAAGTCGCAGACCAGCCTTCGCCTACGACGCCAGCCTTCTCGCCGATGGCCTCCTTGAGACTGATGGCGAGGTTCTGGAGTTCTTGGTCCAGCAACTTGGCTTCGTAGTGCTTCTCGGCGTAGAGCTGCGCCACGCGGTTGATGCCAGTGTCAGCCTGCGCCCACTCCTCCAGTCCGTTCCACGGCGTGACCGCCGCCAGCGCGTCGCTATCCTCGCCTTGCAAGGTCGGCGGCGTGTTGGTGGCGAGCAGTTCGCGAAACTCCTCTGCCTTGCGATACAGCTGCGCCTGATACGCGGCGTCTGGCTTCACCCGCTCAATGCGGAAGACCAGACCACCGAGTAGCACCGCCACATCGCACCACGGTGCGTTGGTCACGAACATCTGCCACTGCACCTGCGCGACCACCTCTGGCGGCACAGGGTGCAGGCTCCATCGAGGTGAGGTGCTGGTCTTGATTTCCACCAAGCCGTCCTCGCCAACGATGGTGCGGTCCAGCGACGCCATAACCCACGGCAGATGCTTGAGCCGGACAATGCCGTTGCTGCGGCGTGTCTGGCGGCCAGTCTCCATTTCGTAGAACTCAGCCACTGCGTTCTCCAGCAGGATGCCGCGAACGGCGGCAGGACCTACAGGGTCTGGCTGGAACTTCCCAAGCTTCTCAGCCCAGAGCTGGTACGGCGTCTTGTACGGATTCAGCCCTGCGATGACTGAGACCTCAGTTGCCGTGATGCCGTCAGCCCGAAGTGCGAACCACTCAGGACTGCGCTGCTCTGCCTTGACGAACTCGTATTGCTTGCTCACGCCTTTGCCTCCTTCTTTGCCTGCTCCAAGAGCAGCTTCGCCTCACTGAGTTTGCAGCCGCCCTCAAGCCTGTAGATGTCCACCAGCCGCTTGTAGTGGTTCACCTTGCACTTCAGGCACAGCCGCTGCCCGATCCCTGGCTTGACTTCGCTCTGCTGCTTTGTCTCGCAGATCAGACACTTCCACTTGATCACTTGCCCTCCTTCTTTGCTCGGTCCTTCTTTGCCCAGCCCTTGCCGGTGAACACAATCGCCGCTGGCGTGTAGACCATCCGCATCCAGCGGCCGCACTTCTCACAGCGCGGGTTGTATGTGTTGGTCATCGAATGGCTGTGTTCCTCACGCGCACCACACTCGCCGCAACGATACTCGTAGACAGGCATCAGCCCAAGATCCCAAACAGGAACACGACGAAGCCCAGTGCAAAGCACAGGATGCCGATGTCGAGCAAGAGCGCCGCGCGCTTCTGCTCCTGCTCCAAGATGCTGGTCTTGATTGCCATCTGCCTGTAGACGACAGGCTGCGTTGCTCGGTTCAGCTTCACTTGCTCACCTCCAATGCGATCAGCACGCCGATGCCGGCGTAGATCGCCAAGATGCCGACGAGTGCGAACTTGCTGTTGAAGAATCGGTCAATCACTTGCCCTCCTCTGCGAACGCCGACCACGGCGTCGCTACTACTTGATTGCGCTTGACGCGGCGCGGTGCCGGTACGCCGTAGCTGAAGACCAGCATCGGCATCTTTGGATCAGTGGACTTGATGATCTGCGTGCAGACGCCGTGCCTCACGCTGGTGTTGGCGCGGATGAACTCGTGATCGAGTTCTGGCATCGCGGCGCAGCGGCCGCACTTGCCGTCCTCAACTTGCATCCAGTCGCGGAGTCGCATCCCCGCGCTGTAGTTTATCGTGTCCTTCACGCACTGCTCGCAGAGCGCCTGCTCTGAGTTCGGGTGCTGGTACAACTCCGTCACTTGAACCTCCTCATCAGGATCAGCCGAGTGGCTGTTCCTCCCTGATGTCACAAGCCTAGAGCGTGACATAACGGCTTGTCAAGGGGGTAGTCGCAAGGTGGTCCCCCCTGCCGTGGAGGAGGTCACGACAGGGGGATGAGCCGCCCGAAGGCAGCCTAGTCAATGTCCTCGTCCACAAGGTCCACGATCACCTCAATGCAGGCGGCGCAGAGCGCGTGCGAGACGCTCAGAGTGTAGCCGCTGCCTGCCTGTAAGGTCTCCTCACCAAACCGCCAAACGCGTCCAGATTCGTTGCAGCTTGAGCAGACTCCAGGCTGCGGCGGGTCGGTACGCATTGGGAGGAACGGCACTAACTGAGCCTGACGAGGTACTCCGCAGTGACGCCCTTCTCATTCTGAAAGAGGAGCCACTGACACGGCTCACCGGCTGCCGCCAACTGTTCCTGCGCGAAGGTGTTGGTGGACTCAATGCTGCCACCGTTCCAATGAGTCAAGCCGTTGAGATACATCCTCGTCGGCGTGTGGAAGTGCGCGCCGACTGAGTAGTCAAACTCAGCAACGCTCGCTCGCCATCCACTCAACTTCTTGCCGAAGCCGTACCAGGGGAAGCCAGCGAAGCCACCGCCCACCTGATCGCCGTGGAAGAGGAACCACCGCTTGCCCAGCACATTGTCTACGGCGTACCAGTGGCGCTCACCTTGTGTGAAGGTCTCTGGCCAGTCCAGTCGCTTCTCGTCCCCAACCGCCATCCGCGCGATGCGGTACATCATCGCGTCAGCGTTGCTCTCTGGTCTGAAGGTTCCCTTGCGTCCGAGCCTGCCGTGGTTGCCGATGACGCCGACCACCTTGACCTTCTCAAAGTGTCCGAGCATCTCGCGCACTAATCGAGCGAGCGCCTCAGCCGCGCCGAACATTTGCGAGTAGAGACCTGAGTCAATCAGGTGCGCCTGTCCAGGGAAGATGTCCTCACCTTCCACAAGGTCGCCAAGCAAGTGGATGTGCAGCTCACGCACTGGATGCGCCGTGCGCTGAATGTCCACGAGCCGCTTCACCTTCTCGCCAAGTTCCTTGACTCGGATCGCTGCGATCTCGCTGTTGTAGGTCGGTGTGATCTTGCCCCACTGCCAATCGCTTGCCAGTAGGATCGCGTGTTCAGGTTCGCCCTTGCGCTTGTCTGGCTTAGGCGCTGAGACCTTCGGGATGTTCATTCCAAGTGCCGCATCTCGTGCCGCCTGGAACACCGCCTCAACCAGTTCGCCGGTTGCCTGCTCACGCTTCGCGAGCGCACGCAGCGCGCGGCCGTGTGCCGCCTTCAGCTCTTGCAGTTCGTCTGCCTTCAGGAACTCGCTCAAGTCTTCTGACATTTGCAGTCTCCTCTCCTGTGGCGTGCGATGTTGAAGTAGGTCCAAGTCTGACCCCTCAACTCGCACCATTTCTGGATTGCTTTGGAAGTAATAGAGGCTGACGCAAGCGCCGCATCAAGCGGCACTCGATCAGCCTCTGAGACCTCTAGCAGTTGGTATCCGCAGCGCGGACCCTTCACCACATCTTGCAGTTCTCTGAACTGCTGTAACGGATCGTCCATTTGTCCTCCCCTACAGTGGCGCAGCTACACACCACGCCACGAGACTGAATCCTGCTCAGGCTATTGTCAAGCCCCCAGCTTGGCGCGGTACACGGCGGCTTCTACGGCGTTGCCGATGGCCTCTTCGTCCAACTTGATGCCACGCTTGGCGCACTCGCTGCGAACGAGCGCAAGTGCGGCTGCCTTCTTCTCTTCGCCAGCCTTAGATGCGAGCGTCTGGTTGATGCTCGCCACGGTTGCAGATGCGATCTTCTCCAGCATCGCGTACTGCTCACGACTGACATTCGCTTGAATCAACTTGATGACTTCGTTGGCGAGATAGCCGAGCGCGCCGATGGCGACCGGCACGAGTCCTACGATCAGTGCGTTCAAGAGGTCGTTCACGAGTGGGTCCATTGGTCTCCTACTTTCTGTGGATCAGGATCATCGCAGGCGGGGTCGGGAACCCAGCCTCACCCTTCGAGTCTCGCAGGGTCTTCACTTCATCAGCAGTGGCTGCCCTTCCAGGCTTCCCTTCCTGCATCGTTGGACAAGCATAGACCCAGCCGCCGTTCTCCCAGACCAGCACGATGTAGTGGCCATAGGTTGCAAGTGGCTGCTTCTTCCAGTAGTCGCGCTGCCACTTGGACCGCAAGCCTTCTGGCACAACCTTCTGGCTGGCTTGGATGTTCAGGATCATCGCCGCGCCGCCCTTGACTTGGTTGCTGACTTCGCTCCAGTCGTACGCGACACGAGAGTGGACGCCGAGGATCTGCCCAGCCTTTGCTAGCTCGCGTGCGCTCGTGCCTTCTGCGCCGGTCGGCGTGTCTACGCGCCCAGCCTGAGCGCAGGCTGCGTGCGCCTGCTTCGTGGTGGTCGGTAGTCCGAGGAAGGTTGCACAGGTGGCGAGGCTTGCAGGACCGCAGTCGTCCATCGCCTTCACGCCGAGGCGCTCCGCCAGTCCGAGCTGCGAGCGGACGATCAGGCTCACTTGCTCTGACCCATCAGCCACGCCGTTACGCCGCCCAAGCCGGAGATGCCGAGGAGTGCCACAACGAACTTGGCAAGCCGATACGCACCACGAGTCTCAGCCAGTTCGGTCTTGATGACGCCGAGGTCCTGCTCGATGCGCTCAAGACGCTTGAGGATCTCCTGGCTTTGGTTCGCAGTCATCAGATAATCTCCGTGGCTACTTCAGGCGCTGGCGGGTTGAATGTGCCGTCAGTATACGAGCCGCCAATCCAGACGCTTGCCTCGCCATCCACGGCAACGATCTGGGTCGCGCCGAAGACCTGGCTGTAGTCGCTCAGGAACTGCTCCTGCTGCTTCGCATCAAGGTCACCAACGATGACTTGAACCACGATGCCGTCAGCGTTGATGAAAGCGTAGCGGTTCATCCGATGTAGACCACTGCTACGAAGGAGCCGCTGCCACCATCGCCGCCAGCGCCACTAGTAGGCGTTCCGTTAGTCGCTGCTGCGCCACCGCCACCGCCGCCTGCGGCAGAGTTGCTTCCAGCCGCTCCGCCTGTACCGCCCGTGACATTTGCTGAAGTCGACTTTGCCGCAGTTCCACCGCCGCCACCGCCGCCAGCCCCACCGTTTGACGGTGCGCTAGATGGTGAACCAGTAAACAGGTTTGCGTTCATTCCTCCAGCCCCGCCGCCGCCACCGATACCAGCGACCCCGCCAGTCGCTCCAGCGTTCGCTCCAGCCGCAGGGTTTAGTGCGCCGTAGTACGGAATGTCTGTGAATCCAATCAGCGTTGATGCGCCTCCAGCGGTAGCCGCCGTGACGAGAGTGCCGCTCCCTGTGTAGACAGCAGAGTTGCCACCAGCGTCGCCGTCGTACTTCTCTGGAGCCAAGACCGCAGCCGACACCGTACCGCCGAGGCCGCCTGTGCCGCCTGTCCCTGTGGCTGTTCCTCCTGTGGTGGCACCGCCACCAACTCCACCTGCTCCTCCGTTAGAGACAACCAGCGAGCCGAATGTTGCAGCGCCTCCTGTGCCGCCGTTGCCGCCTGAAGCGGTGGCGCCAGTCGCGGCAGTTCCTCCTGCGCCGCCAGCGCCAACGCCCACTGTGATTGAGGCAGAGCCAGAGACATTGACGCCCTGAATGAAAGCGTACGCGCCGCCACCACCGCCGCCGCCGCCGCGAACGGAGTGCGTGGCACTCGTCCCCTTGAACACGCCACCTCCACCACCGCCGCCTCCTGATCCCATCGCGATGACATCAACTTTCGTCACGCCTGCTGGGACTGTCCAGGTGCCGCTGCTCGTGAAGGTATCAACGAGAACAAACGCCGACAGCGCACCGATCTTGCTGGAGAGCAGGCAGGACTTGATGGTGACCTTCGCCGTGCCAGTCACGGCGGCAGTTGCGGTCAGCTTGAACTGCAACTCGACAAAGCGCGCTGACGCTGGGATCGCCGTCCCGCCAGTCGTCGTGAAGCCGCTGATGCTGGACCAAGTGCCAGTGTCTAGTGCCGTGCCGATAGTCGCCGTGCCGATAGGGTTGTTCGTCGTGTCGTAGTAGATCGCGCTCAGGGTGAGGTTCCACTCGGTCGTCGCCGCAGCAGTTCCTGTTTTGGAGATGACGGCGAACGCCTTCTGGCGCAGGCTCAGGTTGTCATCATTCACCAGATAGGAGCGCGTCGTGAACAGGCAGTAGTCGCCGCTAGCTGCGGTGCCTGGGTTGATGATGACTCCCCAAGTCTGCGCCGTCGTGTCGTATATCGGTGTCGCGGTCATCACGGCGTCGCTGTATTCGATCCAGTCCCAATACGGCAACTGGTTGTCTTGGCTGAGTGCGCCGTAGACATTCGGCGGGGTTAGGTTGAAGGTGCCGTTCGGCAGTCCGAAGAGTTGCTGTCCGAGCAGCGCGACGCCAGCCGGAGATGAGCCGAAGGCCGTGTCGGACGAGATGACTGGATTGCCCTGTGGGTCCACCGTCGCCGTGAGGCTTTGCGTGACCATCCCGACGCTTGAGCCAGTCTGTGCCATTCCTATCTCCTTTGGCTGGCGATGATGGTCGCCAGGTCTGCTGGGTTCTTGCGGTTGAAGGTGATGCCGATGACCTGATCATAAGACGCTGGCTCAAAGGTAAGACTGACCTGCTCAACTCGATAGAAGCCTGAGAGGTTCAGCGATGGCGCGGTGATGTCCACGAACTGACCTGGCGCCCACGCCGTCAGCGCGAATGTTGATGCGCCGCTCTGGTAGTAGCCCTCAAGGAAGCCGTAGGAGTTATGCGCCGCCGTGCCAGCTCCGCGCAGCTCAAAGGAGCCAGAGAGCATCGGCTGGTGACGCTCCTTGAACCACGCTCCCGCCGCGACGCTCACGAGTGCAGGCGATGCGTTCGGGAAGTCCACGACGGTCTCAAAGATCGGTGCGCCGGCACGAGTGGCGTAGGTCTGAACGGCTGTGCCTGATGCTGCGCTACCGCCGTTGTTCTGAACGAGGTCCGTGTACGCGATGACGGTATTCAGGTCCGTCTCGCCATTCACGGCAGGCGTGTTGAACTGCGCTCGCTTGGTCGTCTCGTGATCAAGCGTGACCGTCAGGTTGTAGGGCGCGACGGTCGCAGCCGACGCCGTGACATTTGGTGAGCCAGCGCCGCTGACGATGATCTTGTACGGAGCGGTCGCGTAAGTAGGAACAGCGTCTGAGTCGATCAGCGAGTAGGTGAGTTTGCCCTGCGGTGAGATGAAGTAGCGCCGCAGGCGCGTGTCCGACTGGTAGGTCTCCACGATGGTGTCAAGGGTGGAGCGCAGGCTGGTCGTGGACATATAGAGCGCGGCAGACGGGGCGTAGGCAGTGCCACCACTGATCGCGCTTGTGTCGTCTGTCGCAAGCAAGCGTTGCAGAGGGTAGTCATCGCTGTGCCAAGTGTTCACAACAGCGAGCATTTGCTGAACGGCGGCCGTCTCCGTTGTGTTGGACTTGATGATGAGCGAGGTCTGACCTCCAGTGTTGGAGCCGTCCCACACTCGCCCTGATGATTGGAACACCGATGCGTTCCCACCGAATGAGCATCCAGAGCGCACCGATCCAGAGATCGCCCCAGGCAACTTCAGCCTGAAGGATGTGTCCGAGATTCTCGTGACATTTGCACCTGTGTGAACTTTGCCCGCATTGAGGACATCACCAAAGAGCAGTCGTTCTACTTGTGCGGTGTTGGTAAAGCCAATTGCACGACAACTTGACTTGAACAGGATGACCGCCTGGCCAGTTCGTACATACGCTGAGTCTGCGGTCGTCGTTGTCAGGATCACGCTCAATGCGCTAAGACCGTCAAGGCTCACGTCGTATCGGACCGTGCCGTTCGTGCTGCTTGCGTTGTAGTCCGCGCCAGTCTGCGCGTAGGTCAGTGAGGTGGTGCTTGGGACGGTCGCAATCGGGAAGATGCCGTTGAAGGAAGTGGCATTGCCACCTGGAACTGCCTCAACCGTCACGACCTGCCCAGCGACAAAGCCGTGCGCCTTCTTCGTGTTGAGCGTCACAACATTGGTCAAGCGCTTCGGACCTGTGCCAGAGATTCCGTTATGCACTGCCGCAACTCCGCCGCCGTTGCCGAATACGGCAACGCGATCAAGCAGCGTGTTGACATCGTTCAGATTTAGTTCGGCAAGCGAGCCTTGCCCTGAGCCGTTCATCCGTAGGGAGTAGGAACTCATATAGCCGAGGAACAGCACATCCGCGGCTGCTGGAGCTGTGCCGGTATCGGCTGCGGCGAAGCGGATGCGAGTCTGGTCAGGCAAGAGACTCATAAACGGACCGCCTGATGGCGTGGTCTCTTGCAGGACCGAGGCGCTCATCGAGGAGCCAGAGCCGTCGCCGTTCGCCGTGAGATTCAAGCTGCTGATGTCAGCGTTAGCTGAATACTGTCGGGCCGTTCCAGCGGCGTAGTTGCTGAGTGGATTGAGCAGGTCATACGACGCCACCCCTGCTGTCACTGTCGCCGTCCCAGCAGAGCCAGCGATGGTCGCGGTGAACACTGTGCCGCTAGTAACAGTCACCTGAGCAACGGTGTTCATTGAGGTGCCGACTGCGGTCGTCAGCCCAGCGAGTTGGACATAGGCGCCAGTCTGGATTCCGTGCGCGGATGAGGTGGTGATGGTTACTGCGTCAGCACCGACGCGAACTGCCGAGGCGATTGGCGCCAGGTCGATCCAGAGTTGATATGGAGCCGTCGCCACTTATCGCCCCCTGCCGGTGTTCCTTGTTCCTGTCGTCGCGCCGTTCTTCAAGCCGAGATACAAACTTGTGTTGTTGGCGACAACACGGCCGTCAAGGTAGAGGTTGGTATTGGTCGTCAGATTTGTTGATGAGGCTCCAGCGTTCATCGGATTGACATAAGAGCCGCCACTATAGCCACCAGTCTCCGCTGCCCTACTGAGATTGCCTGCCTTCGTATTGCCTGCTCCGAAGCCAATGACCTTCAACCCAAACACAATCGCGTCTACCACAATCTTGATCGCTGTCAGAGCGGCTTGCAATGGGGCGAGCGCCAGCGTGATGAGGTTGATGGAGCCTTCGCCGTTGGTAAAGATTGCAAAGAGTTCGCCAACGGAATCAACGAGCGGTCGAACATAGTTGTCTACGAGTTCAGTGAAGATCGGTCCGATGGTACTCATCAGACCCTCAAAGGCTGGCAGAGCCGTCTCGGTGAGGAATGACAGCGCCTCGTTCACCATCGGCAGCAACTTGGAGCCGAAGGACTTAATGGCTTCGTTGAAGCGAATCTGCGCTGCGGCGAACTTGCCGCTCGTGCTGTTGGCAACTTCCTCAGCGACGCCGAGATACTTCTCGTCTGCAAGTCGCAGGATGTCCTTGAGTTTGGCGCCCTTCTCCACCTCGATGCCGAGTGCCAGCAATCCTCCCCTGCTGCCTTGAGCGCCCTTGCCGAGCGCCATCATCACGCTAGCGAGGTTTTTGCCGGTGGCGGCAGAGATGTTGGCTGCGACCGCGTTTGCCTTTAGGAGATTGTTCTGGTTCTTGAAGAATCGTGAGCCGATTTCTAGACCAGCGCGAACATCATCGTCGGTGAATCCCAGACGAGCCATTGCCGTGATCTGAGCGTCAATCTTGGGACCGAGTTGATCCATCTGGTATCCGCGTGCCTTGAGTGCGGCGTTGAGGCGAATGGTTGCTTTCTCATCCTCCGCTGCGGCCATAATCGCCTCACCTGCGAAAGCGACAAGTGCGGCTCCTGCTGCAAGTGCGGCTGCGCCGATAGCCTTGAACGCAGTGCCGGCGAAGCTCTTGAGTTTTCCCATCGCCTTGCCGACATTCCCAAGCGGCTTGGTGGCGGCATCCTTTGCCGCGATGACGAAGTTCGCTGAGCGGTCAGATCCGAATGCCATTGGTCACCTTCTCTTGAATCGCAGGATGGTGTTCTTGAACGCTTCGTTGTTGAAGAATGATTCTACCGTCTTTGCCATCGCTTCCATCGCACGAGCCTGATAGGTCGAGTTGCCGGAGACGCGCGTCACGAATGGATTGGCAGGCACCGCCTTCACAGCCTTAGGGCCGCTCTTGGTTTGCCGCACTCCACTAATACCGCTTGTTACGAACCAGCGATACCACGCGCCGCCATTGACGCCTGCTCGATTACGACCGGCACGCGGTCCGACGACAGCTGCTGGCGTGCCGAAGCGCGCGCGGCGTGCAGTAACTGCCTTACGAAGTCGCCCAGGGTTCTGCGTCGTCTTGCCAACTGGAGCCTGTGCGCGCATCGGTCCAACCATCGTGCGAGTGGCGTTTAGGGTGGCGATGCTGAGGAGGCGTTTGTAGGCGGCTGGGTTTGATCCCTCTAGGAATCCGAGGCGCAGCGCCTCATAGTTTGCGTCAACGCTGAAGGAGATCGTCAGCCTGTCTTGTGAGTTAGCGGCCACGGCTCATCGGCTCCTTTGGCTGTAGGTCTGACATCAGTTGCGCGGTGCGCTGGAAGTCACCAGCATCCCACTCAAGCACTTCGTGCGGCGCGATGCCGAACTCTTTGCCGATTAAGTGTGCCACGAGTAGCGGGTGAGGCGAGATGGAACGACCTGCCGCCAGCCTCTGTGCGTCAAGCCTCAGCGTGGGGGGAGTGCTGCTACCGCGTCGCTCCACCTGCCAATGCACTCAGTCAGTGCATCCATCGGTGCATCAAGCACGGTTGCCGCCGGCTCGCCAGTCTCATCAAGGAAGTTGTGCGCCACGATCAGGCGCTCTACTGCCTTCATTGCGCGCTCCACATTTCCACTCTGTAGCTCAATGAAGACTCGTGCAGGTACTCCCTCGGCGCGCATCGTCGCCGTCCAGCCCTCAAAGGGCTCAGGGAGATTTACTTCAACAGTGCGAAAGGTCGGCTTGCTCTGTGCCATTTGCTCCTCCTACTCTCTCTAACTTATGGCAGGGCTGCGAGGTCGCTCCCTACAATGATCCTGAGACTCTTGGCGCTGGTCGGGTCATAGACCAGCGTGCCGGTGACTGCCATCGTCGTGAGGCCGTCTTCGGCTCCAGCCATCTGCTGCACATCGGTCGGAACGATCATCGTCATAATGTTCGCCGTTCGTGTGCCGTCGCTCCAGGCAAGCCGAACGCCGACTGGCGTTGCAGCTCGATATGCGTCGTACCAGATGCTGACCGCAGTTGCGGTGCTGCTCACGGTCATCGTGAGTGTGCCGGTGAATGGTGCCGACTCAGCGTGCGTGCTGAAGATGGTCGTGCCAGCGAGGTAGGACTGACGCATCAAGCCAGCGTTGAACTCCAGCGAAAAGTCCAGTAGATAGTTGTATGCCGTCCCTGATGCCGTACCTGGGAAGACGGTGCCGCTCTGATATGCACTCCAGAGTCGACCAGCCAAGAATGGTGATGTTGGCGTGGTCTCTGCGAGCACGGCTGAGTTCTTGGCAATGTCTTGCGCGAAGAGTGAGGCGCTAAGGCTTGTCAGGCCGCTTCGATCAGCGGCGATGGTGATGGACTCAGCCAACACATAGTTGGCAGCGTATTGCTGCAAGCCGTCGGTGGCGATGAGCGTGTAGGACTTTGGGTTGTTGCTTGCGGTCATTGACCAGTCGTAGTCCCAGATGATTGGCGTCGCTGTACCAGAAGGAGTTGCCGTGCCGAGCATTGAGAGCCAGAGTGGGAGTTCACCGATGCTCACCGCAGGAACGGTGGCGCTCAGTGTTGGCTCCGTGGAGACGATGGCGCCAGTCGTGGAGATGAGCGGGTTGCGAAGTGCAACGGATCGCTCTGCCCCGAGCTCAATCGTGACGCCGTTGGAGATCACACCGGTTGGCGTGGTCAGCAGCCGGCGACCACCTGAGGTCAGCGTAGGGATGGTTCCAGGAGTCGCCTCCTTAAAGGCAACCAGTTTGCTGAATAGAACATTCCCTGCGGAGGCGGCTGGCATTTAGTTCTCCTTGTCTTCTGCCGCAGTGCGGCGTGGGGTTGATTCTACGCTGAAGTGCTGATTGCCTCTACGACTGCCACCTCTACTGTGGCAGAGATTGTCAGGTAGTCCTGATCTGCCCAAGTGTCGGTGCCGATTGCCGTTGAGGTCACGCTGGCTTGCGCCACTGTGGAGGTTCCGTTGAGCGTCACTGCGTCAATGAGGCTGTCTCGCAGCCA